TGCGCAGTTCGAGGTCGTCTGCCTTGGCCGCCGCGTCGGCCAACACCTTCTTCTCTTTGATCTCCAAGTCCTTCTGCTGCATCTGGAGCACCGGGTCTTGCGCCTGCTGCTGAGCTTGTTGCTGCGCCGCCATGGCTTGGTTTTGCTGGAGCACCTGCTGCGCGGCTTGGGCCATCATCTGAGACAGCGACAGCTCGATCTGCGGCGGCAGTTTCTCGTCCTCGGGTGGCAGGGGCATGCCCAGCTGCTGCTCGATCTTCTGGCGGTAAGCGAAGCCAACGTGCTCGGCGATGTGCGCCATCATGGCTGCTTGGATCATCGGAGCGCGGGGGTTCTGTCCCACAAGCTGCATGATGATCGGGTCCTGCATGGCCGACATGTGCACCTTGATATGGGACTCGTGGTCTTGGTACTGGAACGCTTTGAGCGGCTCGCCCTTGAGACAGGCCATGTTCTCAGTCACCGGGTCCTTGGGCTTCTGGTCCTCCGGCAGGGGCACGAGTTTGTCCGCGTTCTTGATACCCAACACCTCCAGCATCCCACGGTGGAGCTGCGGCAGGTTGTAGATGTCCGGCGCGGTTTGCGAGAGCTGAATGACCGCTTGGTACTGCACGAGGCGCTGGGACAGCGTGGCAGCGTTGGGGTCCGAGACGGGGATGACCTCCACCATGTCGTAGTCCGACTGCTTGACCTGACGCGGTGCGCCGTCGTTGGAGTCGGGGTCGTAGGTGTACGCGTCGTCCGTGTAGTCGCGGATCAGGTTTTTGATCAGTTGCAGCTCTTGCTTGAGCGCGTAGTGCACCCGAGCCTGCACAGCCGTGAGGACCTTGAGCTGACGCTCGATCAGTGCCAGCGTGGTACCAACGGGAGCCTGTGCGGACATGTCGGACACTTTCATGTCCGCAGTCGCTGCGAAGCGCCGGCCCTCCTCCACAACCGTGTTCAGCAAGTTGAACAGCGTAGCCGATGGTTCTTTATAGGGGAGAGGAAGAATGTTGTCCCGCAGAGCGCCCGAGCCAATATCGACATCCCTAAATTCACCGGGCGCAATCGGGGTGTCGTCGCCTTTGATCCGCAGACCACGGGACTTCAGACCGCCCGGCAAGTTAGAGAGGGTGCCCGCGTCGATGAGCTGACGCATCAAGCTAGTGGCGCTGTTTGCAAAGCCGCCGATCAGGTGGAACAGACCGAAGCCATACGCCCCGAAGCCCGGGATGTACTGGTAGTGCACGAAGTGCTGGCGCTTGAGATGCAGATTGTCGATCTCTTTCCAGTTACGGCGGATCGACAAGACGGTGTTCGTGCCACGGATGAACGTCACCACGTAGGGCAGGTTGATGCCAGCGGGCTCCCCGTCCTCGTCCCGGATGCACATCGGGTCCTCAGGGATGCACAGATCGACGTGGGACTCCAGCAGGTGGAACCTGTCGTCGTTCAGGTCAGTGAAGCCCGTCTCTTTGTCCTTGGCTTTGTTGATCTCGTCGATGGCCTTGTCCGGCTGGCCGATGTCCACGTCGCGGTAGAACCCAGCGATCTGCAGCTTCTTGATCTCGTCCTCAGTCTTGCGCATCTGGTGCGTGACGCGGTAGCAAGTCTGGATGTCCGAGGTGCCGTAGGGCAGGAGGATGTCCTCGGCGGGGATGAAGATCGAAACTTGGCGTCCCAGATTGGGATCGAAGTACACCTTCTTGAACGCCGAGCCCGTGGCCGGCAGGCTCCACAGCATGCGCTCGTGCTCAGGGCGAAACTCGTGCATCTTCTCCGTGAGCTGGAAGTTCATGTCGTCCTGCACACGGACTGCCACTTCTTGTTTCTCAGGCGTTTGCTTGCCCACCAGCTTGGTCTTGACCGGACCCTGTGCCGGGAAGGTCTCCGTGATCGTCTCGCTCTGGAAGCGCACCACTGCCTCGGTGATCATCGGGTGGAACACCCCCGACGCGCCATCCCATGGTTCTGTGCGTTCCTCTATTTGGAGTCCGAGAAGCTTTAGCCCGGTGACATACGCCTTCTCCCAGTCCTTGCGGCTGTTGCGGTCGTTGTCGATGTCGCTGGCCAACTCACTGGCCATCGTGGAGATGAACCCCTCTGGCAGGTACTCGGCAAGGTTAGCGTTGAAGTCGTCGATGGACGGCTCGCCCGGCTCGATACTGATCTCAAGATCGCCTGCGCGGATGTTTACTTCTTCGGGATCAATGATCTCGATCTCAATGGGTTCCGCGCCTTCGGCCTCGGACTCCAACCCTTGCGGGGCTTGAAAAAGCGCTTTGTCGATGTTCGTGGCCATCAGGAATCCTTAGTAATACGCCGCCTTGCGACGTTGGAAAAACGTGTCCTCTTTCTCATCCGAGTCGAGGGATATGAACCCGCCTTGGCGATAGCGCAGAAGGGCTTGCGTGGTCGTGTCCACAAAGTCGTCGTGCTCGCCTACCGGGAAAGATGCTACTTCCTCAATCACTTCACGCGCCCAGCGCGTGTCCGGAGCCCAAACTTTGCCCGAAGTGAACAAGTCCGCCACGGCGTTCAGACGCACCATTTTGTCATTTCCCCGGCTCGGTGAAAACTCCTGCACGGGGATGCCCATGTTGCGTAGCTCTTGGATAAGCGGCGCTCCAGCCGCTTTCTTTTCCACAATGAACGCGTCTGGCTTCCACTCTTTGTAGTGCTTGAGGGCGGTTTCCTTGAGTTCAGGAAAGGCCATCCGGTCTTTGAACGCATCGAGCAGGATCACCTGCGGGCTGTTGCCCTCTTCCTCGTTGTACCAAACCCCCCAAGTTGTACAGGCGCTGTAGTCAGCGCTGTTCTTGGTCTCAAAGGCCGTATCCCATGACTGGATCACATAGTCACAGACGGGCGGGTCATCGCCCTGCCAGATACGCCAGTGTTTGCGGCTCACGATGGCTGAGTTCTCGCTCGTGGGCTGCTGCATGTACTGGGCGTTCCAGTACCGGGGGTCTAGGCTGGCCTTTGTGGCTTTGAGCGAGTCGAGGGGCCACTGCTCGGGCCAGAGGCTTTTCTCTTCTGGCATGTCCTCGTTCAGGATGGCCGGCAGTTCCACGATCTCCCACGGAATGGAGTTCGGATTTTTGATCTGGTAGTCGATCAGGCGTCCCGTGAGGTCCAAAAGAGACCAGCGCGTCATGATGATAATGATCGCGCCCCCCGGCATCAGACGCTGCAGCGGACCTGTCTGGAACCACGACCATGCGGTATCAAAAGCGAGGCGCGAGTTGGTCTTTACGTCCTGCTCAGAGTGAGGATCATCAATAACAAATAGGTCAGCGCCACGACCAGCAAGAGCGCCACCGACGCCCGCCGCATAGTATTGCCCTCCAACAGAAGTGGACCATTTACCAGCGGCTTTTTGGTCATCTGCAACCACTGTGGCTGGAAAGACCTCTTTATATTCGTCACCATCGAGCAAGTTCCTGATGCGCCGGCCAAAGTCCTCTGACAGGCCCGCAGTGTGCGTGCCCATGATGATCTTCTTCTGGGGGTATTTGCCTAAAAAATAGGCAGGAAAGAGGTAGCTGGAGAATTCTGACTTGCCCATACGCGGCGCAATGTTGATGATCACCCGCTTTTTGCGTCCCTCGATCACATCCGTGAAGATTTTGGCCAGTTTGCGGTGGTGTGGGCCCACTTTGAACCCCGGATAGACCGCCTTGGCGAACCCCAACATATTGTCCTGCGCAGCCACGAGCCGGGCGCGCTTCTCCCGCTCCTCCAGATCAGCCAGAAGCTCTGCCTTTTCCTGCGCATTCATATGCGGCAGGGCTTTTTGCAGCGCCTCAAGCTCCAGTTTGGTCAGTGTCGTCAGGGTTTTCACCTAGATTCACATCCTCAACCGGCTGCGCCGACAGATCAACCACGTCGATCACTCCCATGAACTTGCCCAGCTTCTCCTTGATCCGAGCATCCAGCTCCGCGTCGCTAGCCGGCGCTTGCTTGACCTCGATCTTCTCGGTGAACAGGCCCACTTCCGTCACTTTGCCCAGCAGACCGAGCGCTTTGAGGCGGATATTGGCGTTGGGGTTCTCGGTTTCCTCCAAGAGCTTGGCCACGGTGTAGCCCCGAAGCTCTTTGGCCTGCTGTACAAATTCCCAGTCGTAGGCGGTCAGCATCCCCACGAGCCGCTGCACAGCGGCGGGGGTCTTCATGGTGGTCAGGGCGTTTTGGATGTTGCCCGGCGTGGTTCCGGTGGTGATGGCGGCGAAGGCTGCCCGGGCTGCAGTCGTGCCCGCTTGGTCGTCCACGTTCTTTTCTGTCAGTCCTAGCTCTTCCAACCACTGCGCTGTGGCTGACTGAGCGTCGATGAGCGTTGAGGGGTCCGCCTTATCCAAGGGGACAAAGTTCTTTGGCGGCACATCGAAGATGGCCGGGTCCAGCTCAGGACTGAGAAGGTGCTCTAACATTAATGCGTAGGTTGAAACCTCGTTGGGCGTAATGTACACTCTCTTTGGCAGTTGTCGCAAGTCATCTGCTTCTCCTCGGGCGAGGGGTCTCATTTCCCCCTCACCTGTTTTAAGGCCCCAGTTTGCACTGGGGCCCTTTTTTTGTCTGGGAATGTCTAAGATTTGACAAAAGATTATTGGAATTTTTTAAAAAATTGGTGGGGGTGTACTTAAGGTTTACAGGGATTTGTTGTGCGGTTATGAAACAGTGTTTATGCCGGAGCGACCATGGCCTGCCAAATCAGGGGGGCCACCCCCCCGGTGGGGTCGCCGGATAGCCGAATCCCCCTCGGTAAGCCCTAGGGCTAGGGGATATCCAAACCCCCTTCCATACACTAGAGGCATCGGTTCGGGGTTGGCCCGTTCCGATACTCAACCCTGTGGGACACGATGTCCCCGTTCACCAAGGAGCTTCACATGTCTAAGTCCACCGCTACTGTTCACGCCGTCCTTACCGCCGCCTTTGCCTACGGGGACGGCATCGAGACCCTCCGTGCCACCTTCAAGGGCAAGACCCCCGAGGTCATCCGTGCCGCCCTCCTGCCCGATGTGGCCAGCTTTTCGAAGTACGCCGTGCCGCTCGTGAAGGGTGCTGGCAAGGCCGAGGGCACGATGGTGCTCGACGCTGAGCACCCGAAGTACGAGGCTTGCCGGAAGGCCCTGAATCGTCTCGTGTCCGCGATCCTCGGGAAGAACGAGGCCAAGTCCGAGGAGCTGGAGGTTCCCGCTGAGATTCTCGCCGCCGCTCAGAAACTCGCGAAGCTGTGCAATGAGTACGAGGGTGCGCGCAAGCTGGCCTCGACCGCTATCGCTCAGGCGTTCGCTGGCTGATTCGGGACAGTTTGTCCCCGTTCGTTTTTCCCGGCGGTCGTGGTCGCGAGGCCCGGCCGCTGTTTCATTCCCTGTCCAACCTAGGAGATTCTCATGCACCTCACCCCTGAACTCGAAGCCCGCGAAATGCACCTCGCCCTCTACGGGATGTTCCTCGCCCTGTCCGGACTCCAACCCATCGAGCACCTGCCTTGGCACGAACAGCTCGCCGTGGAAGCTGGCGCTGACGAGATCGACCCGCCCGAAGTCTCCTGCATCTGACCCCCTGCCGGAAACTCTCCCAGCCTCACGCGTGGGGCTGAGGGGGCAATCCTGCCCATCGGGACATTTTGTCCCCGTTCCCCTTCAACCTAGGAGCTACCCATGAAAGCAACTTGGCACTACATGAGACTGATCGCCCTTCAAGACTACTGCTGGCGCACCAACAAACGCCGCTGGGCCAAGGCCATCGGCGAGGAACTCAAAGCCTTCTTGATCGACAACCCCAGCTTCCGCGCCTTCTGAAAGGAATCATCGTGACCCTCGCTCAAAAGAACCGCCTCATCGACCTCGCGATGACCGCGCTGACTCTGACCAAGCTGGCCCTCGCCTACTACATCACCACCTGAAAGGAACCATCATGCACATCGTCAACACCGGCACCCTCCGCATCCACGGCGAGGAGTTCATCATCGAAACCATCTACCCCAAGGGCCTCAAGCACACGCACTACGCCATGTTCTCCGTCCGCCCAGCCGGGCAGGACAAGGGCGTCACCTTCGCCTCCGAGGAAGGCTTCATCGACTGGCTCGATGCGATGCAGTCCCCCCGACAACAGGCACTGTGCTGATTGAGGGAAGGGGATTGGGGACACGATGTCCCCAATCTATGCAAAAAATGCATGTCCAAACTGTCCAACAAACCTACATCCAAGCGGATGCCCGCTAACCCGCATGAATCCTAGCGTTCAGCCCACACTCACCCATACATATACATACTACTAAATCTATTATTAGATAGTAGTGAGTGTGTCTATGAGGGTGAGCAAAGCTTCGTCTCCCAAGCTAACCCTCGCTTTCGAAGTTACTCAAGCGTGTATTCCGCCACAATCCCGCGATATGTATGGGTGAGCACCTCGCAAAGCGTGTATTCATGCGGGTTCCCGGTTATTGACTTGGGTGTAGGTTTCCCGGACACTTCGGACAGTCTCGCCCTCTACGAAGGTGAGCAACAAACCTACTACCTACAAGGACGCACCATGCAACCCACATTCCCTGAGAAAAACACTTTCAGTTGGGAGGAGAAACCTCGCTGGCCCGTGTGGTTGATCCTCGACATGCTCCGCAAGACCTCGCGTGATGGGAAGAACCTATCCCGGCGCAAGGCGTACGCCGCATGTGTGGAGGCCATCGAAGAGGCAGAGCACACCCACGGGATCAGCACGATCAGCTCCGCCAAGGTCAAGCAACTGCTCATCGCCGCCGCGCAAGAGCACGAGTGGTATCCCGTGGATCGCAAGCAGTACAAGCAAGCGCCCGATCCGTTCACTCCGCCGGGGTTCAAGTTCTGCCGCAAGTGCAAGGAGACCAAGCCCAAGGATGATTTCCTCACGCCCGTGCCGCCGACCAAGGCCAAGGTGTACGGATGGAACGAGGACACCAGCCAGAAATACTTGAGTCACCTGTGCACACCCTGCCGCCATGCCAACGCTCGCAAGAAGACCAAGCAACGCTACAAGATACTGCACCGGTTCTCTGACCTACAGCTACGCACCACGCCCGAATTGGCTACGAGGGTGAAGCAGTACCAACATCTGCACGCTCACCTAGCGGCGCACGCTATGAGGGTGAGGGCCGCATTCAGCGGGGTCAAGGTCGGCATCGACACGCCGGAGGGTACCTTCTACGAGTACCAGTTCAAGACCGATGCGCTACGCCGCTTCTACGAATCCAAGAAAGTCCTTGTTGCCGCCGCACGGGACAGGCTGGAGCGGATGATGGGCGAGGCCGCGCCCCTTCCCGATACTTGGGGCATGCTCCTCACGCGGGACGAGCAGGCGGAGCTAGCCACCCTGCACGAGGAGGCAGTTGTGTCATCGACAGCGCCGCACAAGCCAGCGCTGTGGGTGCTCAAGGTGAAAGAGGACAGGGATGAATGAATGGGGACACTTTGTCCCCGACCGCCGCCCGGTCGGTTACCGGGCTATTCAAGCAAGGAGAAAGCAAATGAGATTGGTAAAAGTAGAGCAGTCGCGTGCATCCAGCACGCTGTTTGAAACGATGGGCCTTGGCCCGTGGTTCTTGGGTTGGTGTGTGGCCCCGCGTTCAAACCCGGCGCATGGGTTCTGCGGTGCGTGGGTGACAGACGACGGCACGGGCTACGCCGACCTCGATGGCAAGCCCTTCGAGGCGTATGTGTGCAAAGCGTGTGGTGACAAACTAAAAGGAGAAAGCAAATGAAAGAAGAGATGCAGAAACAGATCGCTCGGGCTTTGGCCCGTGGGTACCTGCAAGCTGTGTTTGACACGCACGGCGACAGCGCGGGGGCTGACACATGGATCGTCCATGAGGACATGGACATCAACCTATGTGGGTCTGACTACACCGAGTCCGCTCCTCATGGTGGGCTGGCTGTGATCGTGTACCCCGCTGGGTGGGAGGGCGACCTGCCCGAGCCGCTGTTCACACTGACTGTTAAATATGGAGAAAGCAAATGAAGACATGGCAGATAACGATTGAGCACATCGCTACTGGTAGGCGGTACACCTTGCCGGTGCTGGCTCGAACAAAAGCAGAGGCGCTCACCAAGGCACGCGGCTGGCCTTACACAACAGACGCATACACAGTAGTCAACCAAGGAGAAAGCAAATGAGAAATGTGTACTTCAAGAAGATGATCCGCATCCGGCTGACCGCCGATGACTGGCAGTTGTATGGTAGCGAGGGCGATGTGGCCCGGGACATGGCGGCGTTCGAGATGAACGCCAAGATCGAGAACATGCTCAACGCACACCCTACCCGAACCGAAGCGGCGCAAGCCCTCGGCACCATCTTGAACGAGTACCGCTCGTTCGGTGCGGCTGACAGCGAGGGCTACGCGGTGGCTATTGATTTGTACGACGAATTTTTTAACCAAGGAGAAAGCAAATGAGAGACGCAAACGCAACGATCCAGATCGTCTGGGAAGCCCTCAACGGGGTGCTGTATGACCTGACCAAGGGCGATCCCGCCGATGCAGTAACTACTGTGGAGGAGTTGATCGAGATGCTGGAGGAAGCCGGCGCTAACCCCGAGACAATTGAAGGAGAAAGCAAATGACCGAGAGAATCAACATGACAGCAAACCTGATCAAGCACAAGCAACCTGAGTTCCACTACCTGCTGACCAATGTGTTCGAGTGGCAGTCAGGCACCGACCTCCATGCGCTGATGAAGCGCTTCGACAAGCACGGCTACACCTACTGGGTCTGGTATGTGCCGGGCGAGAAGGACTCCCAGTACGACATCAACTTCTACCAACCCCAAGTCGAGGGCGCGTTCGTTCTGGCTGAGGTCGAGAAGAAGGTCAAGGCCAAGCGCTGAGCCAGACAGGGGCGAGACGACCAGTGTCTCTCGCCCCCGCGTTCCCT